TCTTGGTAGCATTATGTGCCTCGTCGTAGTAAGCAACATCAATTCGGATATTAGATTCGTTGATACGACGAAGAGAGTTGTATGTAGTAAAGATGAGTTTGTGGTTATTAATAATTTGATCCCAACGGGCAATCTGATCAGGTTTAGTGGTGCTCTTATGGTGAGTTTCGCCACTGTGAACATGAAGTACGTTGGCACAATCAATATGCTCAAGAAACTCACTGGATAGTTGCTCAGCCAGCAAAATACGAGGAGCACACACAAGAATGGTAAGTGGTGTGGTAGATTCCTGAAAGCGACGGAGAGCATCAAGAATCATCACAAGAGTTTTGCCGCCGCCAGTTGGGACGATGATTTGGCCACACGAATGAGTGGCGAGAGCAGTCAGGGCACGTTCTTGGTGTGGGCGGAGTTTCATGGCAAAGGCGTGTCGATACAAATAGTATGACACAAAAAAGGGGGCTCGTCAAGCCCCCTGAGACAATTTCAAAACTGTCCCCCCAATTTCAATTTTCTATTTTTATTTTAAAAGCAATTGTAGTTCTCAAATCATAAAAATCTCTAGATGGAGATTTTGCATAATGAAATATATTCCCTGGGAAAAATAATGCCGTATTTGGTTTTGGAACAAAAGAGATTATATTATTGTTTGTATTAAATACCGTTTCTCCATTCCACGTTACTTTCCAATCTGGATTAGCATAATATAAAAAAGTAAATTCATCGGCATTTTCTGAATCTAAATGCCAATAACCATCTTGACCATAAGTTTGTCCATTTGCGTATGTACGAACTAAAGACCATTTTCCTGGTAATAAAGAACATATTTTATTGAAACAATGAGTAGTGAAAAAATCATTACTCATTAAATCCATGAACCAAAATTTTTTATGCGTGTCGGTAGTTTTATTACTATACTGACCGTATTGCCAAGTTGCAGATTTTAATTGCTGGTGGATTTCCTGTATTTCTATTTCAGTAAATACATTTTCAAAAATGTTTATTCCAACGTGTTGTCCCATACATATCTCCCCTCATTATCATAAACACTACAAAAAACATAAAAAAGTTCATTTTTATATTGGCCGACTATTTCTCGTTTAGTTGGGAATGCAATTTCCGCAAATTGTAAAGCGGTATTTAAATTGTTATAAGAAAAAAAGCAATCATCATCATTTCTCATTGCATTAATGTATTCAGAATCTAATTTATCATCATAAAAATCACAGATTTTTTTTCTTTCTTCTGACGTAGAAAATTTAATTTCATAATAAACAACTGCTTCATTGTTGGTGATGCAGTGTTCACTAATTAAGTCAGATATCCTTAAATTTTTCATTTGTTCATTCCCTCAAAATGTCCGAAATTTCTTTGTAAATTAAATTTTATTTTAACAAATCTATCATATAGTTCTCTGTCTTCGTATTTCCACTTTTCTCCGTAATCTTTCAAAATTGAAAACATATCAGAATTCATTTGCCGTAAAGAAATATTTTGTAATGTAGATTCAACCCAAAATACACAAACTCTGCGTTTTCCGGAAGCAACTTTATTTACCCGATGAGTAAATCCAGTTGGATAAACTACAACCTCCCCTGCATTTAATTTATAAGGAATTTCTCTATCGCCAATATCCAACATCAATTCTCCACCTTCATAATCTTCTTTATTTGACAAAAATAAAGTACAACTATAATCGGTTCTTACTGATTGCATTTTATAAAAATCATTATGAGTATGATAAAACATTCCTTCTTGATATTCAGAAAATAATATTGGTCCGTATTTTCTCAGAGAAGTATATTCAAGAAATTCAAATGATTTTTTTATTGCGTTGGTGACAATTTCTTCACATTTCAAAAAATATCCCGCATCACGAATCATTTCATTATTATTTTTTATATGAGAAACAACTTCAGTTGCATTCATTTTACCTGCATCAAATTCAGCTTTATTATAGTGATCATTAATTTTTTCTATTTCTTGATCATTTAAAAGATTTAAAGTGTAAATCATATCAATTTATCAAATCGCTATATGGTAATTCTACGGGTGAATTGTTAATTAATTCTGCAAGAACTTCTCTTGCTTCTGGGGTTAATCCAGATTGTAAATTTGTTCCAGAATCGGCACACGCTCCAGAAGAAGCTTGACGATATGCAACATTGATTTCAATTGTTGGGTCAATTTTTTCCAATGCTTTATCAATTCTTTCTTTCAATTGCTCGTAAGAAAGTTTGTCAATTTCTTTATCATCAAGTAAAGAAGGAAGACCAACAAATCCAACAAATTTTAAAAGTCTCAGTTTGGTTGCCATTGCAGCATGATTTTCAAACTGATCTTGCGTTGAAAGATATTCAATTTCTTTATTGGGATATCGTAATAGATAATTTTCTGGATCAATTGGAAAATCTACTTTTAAAATATCATTTCTTGTCCAATTTGGTTCGTTAGTAATATCTCTAAGTTTTTGTCTGTATTGTTTCCATAGTTCTTTAACTTCAGGATCAAGAGGAACATCAGCAACTTGAGTCCAATCTGATTTGGAAAGAAATGTAGATCTAAGTCCTCTCAAATTAGAAACTATAAGATTAAATTCTTCAAATAATTTTTGTTTTACTTGTTCCTTAGAATTTTTTAATAATTCAATTCTACAAATTTCATATAAACCAGAAAATTGATCGTAAAGTTCTGCAATTTGTTTTTCTGATACCTCATAAAAATTATATAAAACCGGCACCTTTTTTTGGAGTTTATAATCATAAACTATTTTTTGTTTTTCGCACGAAAAAGTTCCATCTTCGTAATAAGTAAAGAGAACAATTTTATCATTTTCATTCCACCAAAAAGGGGATAATTTTGAAGTAAATTCGGCCAATATGTTGTCTTCTATTACGATACTTCTACCCTTATAATATAATTTACTTTCAAAAAGGTAGAACTGTAAGGAAGGAATTTTTTCGTTTTCCATTTTTATCTCAATAAAGGGGCGTTGATATACCATCCTGTCAAAATATATTTATTCTGACTATAAACTGTCAATCCTCTATGCACATGAGAATATGCGGCGGGCCAGATGACACAAGTTCCACGTTTTGGAGAAATTCTTCTTTTTTGATATAAAAATTCAGTTTCTGCTTCATTTTCTGGCATATCATTTAAATAAATCATCCAAGTTAAAACTCGTTGAGCCATTTCAAATCCAGCATTTTCATAATGCCAAACATGGTATCCGCCCGTTGGCTCGGTTCTTTGTAATTTAGAATCCGTAGAAATTAAAGGAGCTTGTGAAAGTTGACCATATTCTCTAACATAATCTAAAAAACATGCATGTAGATATTGATTAAATTCGTAGCATAATGGGGGATTAGTATAATTTAACATCAGGCTAAAATCTTTTCTTCCCAGATTTTTGCTGTTAAATTGAGTATCCCCCTCCATAATATTGATTTCGGGTGCATCATTTTGATTATGAGAAGATTCATCTAATGCAGAATCAATTAAAGAAATAGCTTTATCACAAACAAATTTAGGAACATGATCTTCCCAGACACCAATAAACTCGGTAAATTCGCCATTCATCATCTCAGCTGGTTTAATCGGAATAATAGACATAGTGTATTTTTTAATAAGCCTTTATTATATATTTAAGTCGGAAATATGGACTCATGAGAGGAATTTCTTCCGCTGCTTCAAGCCTAACACTCAAAGCATTATCAAAATCAGTTCTAGAACTATTTTTGAGAGTAAATGTTCCTGGATTTAAAGTAACCCCAGCTTGATTTACCAAATTAATTGTTTTATTAATTGTAGCACCAATGTTATTACTGAAATTAGCTACAACACTATCATGTGCAAAGCCAGTTGAAGGATTTATAAGTCCATTAACTAAACTTCCGCCAGGTCCTTCATCATTTCCAAAAGAAGAAGCGGAAGGAGCAACTCCCCAACAAATATAATGAGAATGTTGTCTAATTGCAGAACCACTTCTGTCATAAGATATTACAGAACCATTCGCATCATTTAAAAATCCAACTCTACCCTGAAAAGCATATGGTGTACCTTCAGCTGCAGATGAATTTCCTCTCCTCACATGACGCACATAATGATCGTGTGCGGGTGCAGTGGACACAAACCTTTGTTCAGTTCCATTTGAAGAACCAGCACTAATTGAAACATTACCAATAAAATTTGGTTGAACATCAGTTGTAATTGAAGAAAATCCAGCTGATATAAAAGTTCCTAGTGTAAATGTATCTTGTGCATCGCCTCCAATAGAAGCTGGAGAGCCTGGAATTGATGGAGTAATTTCCGAACTTGGTGGTAACTGTCTGACTGTACTTACTGAATACAATCCACCCTGAGATCCTGGTTCAGATATAGCACCACCACTAATTCCTGTCGCTGCTATATTTGGAGTAATAGAAAGACCGGCTCCAATATTACCGTTTAGAACACCAGTTCCCATCAATTTTTTTGATCTATAATCAGGCAATTTAAATGTGGAGCCAACAGTTCCTCCATAAGTATTTCCTATAACGGAATATAATGCACGATAATCCGAAACATTTAATGTTCTTCCATCACATTCCAACCATCCTGGATAATTATTTTCTATATTCCAATTCAAAGATTCTGTTGCTAAATTAGCAGAATCTACCCAAGTTGTTGGTTTCGGAATAGAAATAACCGTTCCAATAGAAGCCCCTGTTTTTACAATTTGTTTAGAGTATCTTACTGGCATGTTATGTTTTAATTAAATACTCCACTAAAATAAATTTATGCTGTAGATCATCCATTTTAAAAGTATTATCAACATTCATTTTAGTAGTTGTAACTATTTGATCAGCTTCTATACTGAAAGAACTAAGATTAGATGTAGTAGCTCTAGTAGGCGCAGTTCTCTGTAATGAGTGGTTATGGGAAGTTCCTGTGGGACTTCCACCTATAGATGTAAAACTAAGTTCTTCATCAACATCATATCCAGTTTTAGTAGAACCACCACCAACTGAAAGATTTAAAGTAAATGGGCCTGATCTAACAACTGCTGCGTTTGAATAATGCCCGTGTGCTAAAATATTATCGGAATTAAAAGAAGCGGAAGGAATTTGTCCACTTAAAGTACTTCCGAAATTTTGCGTGGCAGGAAAATCAACAGATGTTACAGGAACAGCAAAACTTCCCGAATAATTAGTGTCAATAACATTTCCTCTATTTAATGATAGTTCAACTTGCAAACCAACACGTTCTACTAAATTATTCGTAGCTGGATTTAATACAAATAAATTGTTATACGTCCCATTTGCTGAAGCGGCATTAATATATTTTGAGCCCAAATCAGGAAGTTGAAATTGGCCTAAAGTAAAACTTTCATTCAATTCTTCCAATTCTATTTCTTCTTTACGAAATTTGCATTCGGCACCAACCCCAACAATATCAGCTAATGCTCTAAAATCTCTTGCTTTGTAGACAAAACCATTACATCTTAAAAATCCAGCTGGAACATAATTAATCCAATCTGTTCCTTCTGGATCAGTGCCATCTAAATATCTTCCAAAAGGTATAATTGTTCCGGTCATAATGCCGAATTTTCCTTTTTCAAAAGAATAATTTTTTGCCATTTGTCTTAATATGCCCTTATAATGTAAATAATTGACAAAGATGCCGTAGCAACATCATCTACTCGTATACTAGCTATTCCAACATTTGCTGAATTTATCGGTTGCACATTTCCAGTGCTAATTGTATTTATATTTATAGTGTTAGGTGCTCTCATGCTACCAATAGTAATATCAAAATCAACAGAATCATGAGCATGACCCAATGCTCTACCCACAAAATTAGTTTCTGGAGTATTTAATAAAACAGGATATCCAAAATACTGACTACTAGTATTACTAAAAGTACTTTGTTCTATACAATCATCTGCCGGCAGTATAAAGTTTTTTACTGGAGTATTTAAAGGAGCTAATTGTCCGGTTGCATATGGATTGCGGACTTGAGCTGCTAAAGTTGCACCTAAATTACTTTCAGATACGTCAAGGGGTATGATAAATGAAGAACCTTCAAAGGTGGGGTTGCCATTTGATTCCGAAGCATAAAAAGAAATATTACTACAATCATCGGGACATCCTAATACACAATTTGTGAATGTGCCATTTTGGCATTCTTCTGCCCATTGACCTGGAGGGCCAACTGAAGGAATGGCTCCAGGATGACTATGAGTTCCCATATGGTGATCACCCAATAATCTAGGAATAACAGAAACACTATCAGTATATGATGGGGGATTAATAGAAATTTCTTTTACCGCAGCAGAATAATTATTCTGCGTAGTAATAAGAAATCGCAAATCTATATTAGAAACAGTTCCCGAAGTAGTATTAGCTGTATTTGTACCTATTCTATTTTTAAAATTATCTGGCATTCCTATACCAGATATATTTTGATGACTTGGATGAAAATCCGCAATTGCTTTTCCCAAAACATTTGGTGTGTTAAAAGAGATAGTATCTCCCCCATAACTATTTCCAATTACTTCATATAATATTGGATAATCTTGTGTAGATACAGAAGATCCATCACATTTAATCCAGCCCGCTGGAATACTGGTAATGTTTCCAGACCAAGGTAGAATAGTACCTATTGCAAGTGATCTAGTTGATTTTGCTCTGTTGTAATGTCTTGCCATTTGTTAGATCTCCATTAACCACCAACCCCTAGCCACATTTGGTACAGAAGTTCCCCCGCCATCAGTAGCACCAAGATATATCAATCCAAAAGCTACATTTGGAGTATTGATAATCAATTCTCCTCCAGCATATGTTCCAGAAGTAAGACCAATATTAGTACCAGTAGAATCTCCTTGAATTGCAATACCAGCAGGTGCTCTAACAATTAGTTGGCAGTTATATTTAATATTTCCACCAACATCAACAAGTCGTATCATGTCTCCAGATTGTGCATTGCTAGGTAGTTTTACAATTAGATTTGCATTAGAACCAGTTGGTCTTACAAAATAATTTACATTAGCTTGCAATAATTCAGAAGCATTAATTGAAGCTTCACTGTTAGAATCAGTATTAATGTATAACCATTTTCTACCACCAGTAGGTGTAAAGTATTGTGTAATACCACCCAAATCAATAGCACCAGTAGAATTAACTACAAATTTTTCTACACCAGAGGAATTAACTACTAAAACTCTTGGGTCCTCATTCATGCCATTTATAATAAGATCACCAGTTACAGATAAACTATCAGCAAATGTAGCATCATTGTTACCTAAAGTAAGTACAGTTTGACCACTGCTTGACTTAATATCATTACCAGTAATTGTTAGATCACCACCAACTGTTAAATTGCCAGGAATTCCAGTATTACCAAAATTATCCAGTAAACTAAGTGTTCTTACAATAACATTATCTGTTGAATATTGATTGACTACTACACTATCAGCTATTCCACTACCAGCATTATTTCCATTGTCGCCAATGGCAATCTCTAATTGTGATGGAGGAGCATCATCACTTGTAGAATTAAATCTAATGAATGCATAATCAGTATTTCCATCCCAACGAAGGTAAGTATTTGGAGTGGCGAGATTTATATTACCAGTTGTTGTTACATCACCAGTTGTTGTTACATCACCAGTTAAATTTGTTGGGCCATATGCAGTCAAACCACCATTTGAAATAGAATCACTGATTGTTGTTTCGCCAGTTACACTATCAATTTCAAATTTAGTAACATTTGATCCATTATTTACAATAAATTTCTTAGAAATTTGACCAACCGAAGTGCCGATTTCAACTGCTTCTCCTGATGTTCCAGAAGAATTTCTACTGACAAAAATATAATCTCCCGTATTTAAAGAACCACCAAATTCAGCTAAATTAAATTGATCACTTGTTCCGGATCCATCAACATTAGAGGTTATCCAAGTAGTATCAAGAGCTACATTTATTTTTCTTACCGCAGTATTATCTGGGTGATTTGTTTTAGTTGGCAAGAATGATCCATATGGTTGACGCTCAACAATGATAAAATATGGAGCAGTTTGTACTCTAACTAATCCACCCGAAGCGATTCTTACAATTTCTGGGTGAGTAGTTCCAGAAACAGTTGTATCAATTAATAAATCATCATTTTCAGAATATGTGGGTAAATTTACTAGAGGTAAATAATACTTATTTCCAGTTAATGCTACTAAAGCTAAACCAGAATCTGAAATATATGTAGAAATTGCTTGTTGGAAGAAAGTTCCTCCCCATGATCCAGCACCAGCAGTATCAACTAGATTATTAAATCCAGGTACAATTGTTACGAAATCAACATTTTTATCTAGTGGCACAGAAATTGTTCCTGTATGAGCAGAAATTGTAGATCCTAATTGTGCCCTAGTGCCATTAAAGTTGAATGATGCCGTTCCTCCATTAAGAATACTATTTCCTTTAACAAGTAAAGTAGCATCCACAGTAAGGCTATTTCTTATCCTGGTGGTTCCTCCTTGACCAGCAATGCTAACATCTGATGCATTGGCTGCAAAATTAAGAGAAGATGCTGCTCCGGAATTAGAGAAGAAACTTACCGAACCAGCAGAAGTTGTTATTGCTACTTCTTCAGTAACTAATTTATTACTACCTACTTGCAAATCACCCCAAAGTTTTATAGATTTTGTTTTAATTTCTACAAAACTATTAGTTTCGTTATTACCGTAAGCACCACCAATGGTAATTTGGGAACTATTGGCAGATGTAGATGATGGATTACCAATATTAATAATTTGAGACGTTGCTGAATTACCAATATTAATAATTTGAGATGCTGCTAAATTACCAAAATTAATTTCCGAAGCATTTCTAGTTAAATTTACGGTGCTGGCACTATTGGAAATATTTAATGTTCCTGTAAATGTAGTGTCATTTAATAAATTAAACGAATTATTGGTAACGGTTGTTGTAATATCACCACCATTAACTGCTAAATCCCCAGTAATTGTAGTATTTCCAATTAGAGATGAAGTTCCACCGACTCTAAAATTTTGACTAATTGCCGAACTTCCAATTACAGCAAGAGCAACATTATAAATGGCGCTATCAGCAGTACCATTTAATTGAGCATTAGTTGTATTAATACCAACTCTTCCACTATTAGTTGTGGATACTCGTAATGTTGAGACATTATCTGGTGTTAAGCTATCACCGCCAACCAAAAATGCATTGTTGAGATTAGTGGCGGTTTTAGTTTGAATACCTGATTGATTTACAACAATAGAAGTATTCGTACCACTAATAAAAGCGTCACCAACAACATCAAGATTAGCTCTGGGCTCAGTATTGAGTTCAACAAACCCAGTTTTATATGCTAAATCAGATGCTCTAGCAAGTGTATTGATACCAAGTTTGTAATCTCCCCAAGTTTCTGTTTCTGTGCGTAAAGCTTCAGCCCCAATTAATCCAGTTTCTTTCCAATTCGCTTGACCAACTTCCATTTTGGCGCCAGCTACGGTAGACCAAGTGTAAATAACTCCTACTGCTGGAGTAGAGAAGATTTGAATTTGGCACGATGTTCCGGAAGAATTAAACCCATTTGATAAAACTGTCCAAATACCATTTACATTAGGGTTAGCTATAAAATTAGTAATTTTTAATTCAGATCCAGCAGAAACATTCACATCGGCATTTGTAATACCAGGAACCCATTCTATAGTTAATCTAATTCCATCACTAACTATACTTTGAATATTAGAATTACCAATTATAGTGTAATAATTTGCATAAATCCACCCAAGAGAACCAGAACGCTCAACAGAACTTCCTTTTAGAAGAATATCACCTGCTTTTGGATTTTGTGTCGTACTATATGATACTATTTGTAAAGAACTAAACAACCCAGATTGATTTGGGGTTATATTAGATGGACCAGCACCATTTACAAAATGAGTTCTGAGCGAATATCCCTGTCCATTAAGTCCAAGTAATTGTCTGGGAGTGATTCCATACACCGCAGAATCAATTCTATTTTTGCCTAAAGTAATATCACCATCATTGGATCTAGCGAATTGTTGTCTACCAAGAGTAACATCATCACCAAGATCAGCATCAAGAACACTGAAAATTCTTAGTGGTGTTCCTTCATCAGGAGAAACATTAATTTCAACAGGATTATTGAAGTTAGCATTACCTTCCACAGTAATTCTATCATTAAATGTAACTGGAATGTCAAATGTTGTTACAAGGCCACCAAGATCATCTCCACTATCATCTTCCGATTCTTCAAGAGAAGCTCTTTCAAGGAATGTTTCTTCTCCGGTAATAGCGTTGATTTTCCTATTACCAATATAAAGATCTCCATTAGAGTTAAGACCCGTATAGAATACAAGGCCACCATCTTCTTTCTTAGATTGAGCATAAGAATCTTGAATGTCACTAAGAACAACTTCTTGACGTAATGGGAAACCAGTTGAATAGTTACCAGGACCAAATCCAAGATATTCAAACGTATGGTTGCCAGAACGAGCAATAGAAGGTCTACGTAGTTCTACATATAATTTGCGTTCTGTAGGAAAATTAGAGTCGCCAGCGATAGGAATAAATCTATCTTCAGAACCAGAAGTAGCATTACCTTCTTGAGCTTCAAGAACATTAGATCCACCAACTGGATTTAAAGTTATTGATGTCAGTGATTCGGCAGGAACAAAGTTGTAATTTTGTAAAGCAGGTTGTTTAATTAAATCCTGAACTAATTCTTTAGTTTCGCTGTTTTTAACATCATTAACTGTAACTAAACCATGAATATAATTATCTGCAGCCGAAATAGATGATGGAGCATCATTAAACGCAGGATTAATTTGCTTAAACCATACTGGATCATTTTTGTAATTTTGTGGATATAATTGAGAAATTGGTTGAGAGAACTTAAAGTTTCTAAAGTTCACCCCAACACCAGCACCTGTCGGGAATGGCGAAATATTTCCTCTTAGGCAAGTTAAGTAGTATACTCCATCTTGTTGCCCAGCAATTCTTTGTTGAATTGTATCAATATCAAAAATATAAAAACTATCTTCAAGATTGCCAGCATCACGAACATTTTCAATTCTATACTGATTATTAGCATCATCAGTAATAATGTCACCAGGAACTAATGTATAAACATTTGCACCTTCAACACGATAAAGATAATCTCTACGATCTGATTTATCCTTGCCCTGAGGATCTCCTACGCTGTTTGGTTTAGCTAATAAATCAGCAAATACATCACCTTGAGTAAATCTAGTATCTACAATATTATTATATTTAAGCTCACCAGTAATATTTTTGAGAACTAAGTAATAATTTCCATTTTCTACAAAATATCCTTGAATATAACCACTTCCACCAGAGAATCCACTCCAGGTTACTAAGTTGGAGGCTCCCGCACCTATTGGATTTACTCCAAAAGTTCCTCCTTGAGGAAAATTAATCTCAACTATCGTAAAGATTTCATTTTTTAATGCTTCGTTAGTAATTTGATAATCAAAAGCAGTTATTTCAAGATTTTGATTATTTCCACCAATATCATCAATTTTTCTTGCTGATTGAATAGTAAAAGCAATTTCACTTTGAGTTTTTTCACTACCAATTATTTTTGGTGATAAGTATGGATCATATGTGGGATTGACGATTCCGAACGTACTGAGAAGTTCTTGTGCGGTGTAACCAATTCTTTCATTAGTTTGCTCTGGATTATCAAATCTGGCTACTGACGGAGCACCACCAATTGGTTTGAGCACAAACTTTTGTGGAAGCAATCTTCTCCTGTCATCAGTTCTTAGTTTAATTGTAAATCCATTCAATGGATCTCTAACAGTTTCAAGATATTTCGGAATTACATAACGTAATCTATAAACACGATCTTCTTTAAGTCGTTTATCTTCTAATCTGTTAAACCAAGAGTCAAGAGTTCTAATTTTTCCTGATCCAGGTCCATATGCAGAAACATCTTTAAATCTCAATAAAATGCTTTCTTGATTTGGGTTATTAGAGGTTTCATCCCTGACCTGCAAATACCACAATCCACTTGAATTTAATGTACTTCCACTATTATCAGATGGAGCAATTTCAAATCTTAGTGGACTAATTCTCTTATTTGCAAATACATAAAAATTTTGTCCACTTCCAGGAACAAAAGAAATAGCATTTACTCCAGCGATGGCATCAGCATGTGATGTATGAATACTAAACTTCTTGGGCGTAACAAATCTAGCAAAGTAATATGTCTGCGTATTAATTGTACCAGAACCAGCAATTTCTGGTAAGTCAGATCCAAGAATATCTTCGGCAAGACGGAAGAAAACTTGTTGTGGCGTTATGGATACGTTAGGAGCATCAAAAATATGCGATACATCAGTTTCAATTTCTCCGGCGCCGGCAATATTACATCTATATCTGTGTAGGTCATAACTTTCATCTAAAACATAACGCTGAATCTGAATTTCTACATCAGGATGAACCGAATCTGTTTCTGGGGAATAGATGTAAATACCAGCGGCAGCGTTTTCTTTAGTGGAAGAAAGCATTAATTTAGTTTGATCCGAACCATCAAAAATAGTAGTTCCAGAATAATCTTCTGGTTGCGTAAATCTACCAGGAGCAATTACATAATACTTAGTATTCGTACTAAAGCCATTAGGCAATCTAATTACTCTCTTATCTGGATTAGTTCCTGCTTTTGCTTTTGGAACAAGACGAACAATTGTACCAGTTTCAAATTGATGTGGGTTTGAAGTAGCACCACCAGTATTAATTGTAAACACAGTCGCTCTTTTAGCTAATCCAGCAAAGTCAATATTTGGCTCAATTTTAGATACTGAAGAAGAAGTTGTTAAAATTATAAAAATATCACTAAAATATTGAGAAATAGTGGTTGCAATATTAGCACATTCTGGATAGTTTGTATCTTGAATTAAGCTATTGTCTTTTGTTGGTTGTACAGCAGACCAAGCAGAAAATACAAAATCAAAATATAAAAATGCAGTTGTAGATGTTTGCTGAGCTTGTACAGTATTTCCTTGCAATAATTTAGACCCGACTTCACCAAGTTCAATTGTTTGGTCATCAATAATTCTCTTAATATAAGTATTGGATGGAATATTTGTAATAATGGAAGTAGAGCCAGAAATTAATTTGTTGTTAACAAAATTAGAAGGAATATACTCGGCAACACTCATACCAATAAGTAATCCGGTAGTGTCACCAACATTAACAATAGCAGATCCTGTATTTGTTTGGCAATTTCTAATTAATACATCAAAATTACGCATCGCAGAGATGCACATATTTTTAACATAATCCAAAGCTTCAACAGTTTCGTCAAGTTCTTCAGCGATATAAGCTAATGAACCACCAACGTAATACCCTTCAGCAGCTTGAATTGTGTTTACGTTCCCACCAAGACGTAAATCTTGTACGACAGCATCTACATAATAACCAATATCTCTTTCGCATTTGGTAATAGTAATATTTTGATTAGTTAAAAGATTTGGATACTTAGAAATAATATAATTATATGCTTCATTTTGAATTAATGCTTTATTATCTTCAATTCTGTTAGCAGCATCTTGAGCAACATTATCAATTTGAATGCCAGCAGGATTTAAAGTTTCTAAGGAAGTAGTATAGGATACAAATCCGTTTGGTTCAAGTGTTGAGTAATATACACCATCATCTAACTTTACATAAAGCTTCTCATCAGTTCGGGAACCAAGACGAAATCCTTCAATTGTAGCAGCTGGTCTGTCATTTGGATCCGTGGCGTCATCAGAACCAATGTATAATCTGGTGTGATTTGTTTGACTATTTGAAGCTTGAATATCTAAAGTATAATATTGAATTTTTGTTTCATTAACTAAAGAAGTATTAATTGTTCTTGGTGGAATAATATCAGTAATATACCCGCCCTTATCTTGGTTGAAAGAGAATCCTTTGAAGCCAATAGCGTGAAGTGAGGTATTACCAAAGTTAGAGTTGGAGTTGGTGATGGACATGTCCCCACCAGATTCCATCAAGAAGTGGTCAAAAAAGCCTACAGCGAATACCGAAACACACTGAACGAAAGCATCATCTGAGGCACGAATGTGGAAGTTTCTCCAGTCATCCTTCCAATAAGCATCACCTTTGGTGTGATAAGGAACTGTAGCAAAAGCATCTGTTAGTGATGCTTGATTCCAAGTATTGGTAAACCTATCATAACGAATAAAAGCACGATCATCTTTTTGTAGAGATACACCAGTGTACTGGGCAACAACCATTGATTTGAAACCAGTGGCCTTAGATCCATCTGCCCACATGCCACACAGACCCCATGTGGAGCGAATGGAGCAGTTAAATACATAGGGAGAAGCAGACTCAACAGAATCAATCTCTGCCTGGGCTACAGCATTTGTGCTAAGGCCATTATCATTTCTGTAAATCTGTCCACTAATAAGACCAAGAGCAGAAGTAGTAGTTTCTACTTGATATTCAAAAACTCTTGAGTTTTGATTATCAATAGCAGTTACTTTTATAGTACCATTAATCGCTTGATTTAGCCCAGTATTTAAAACTGCAATATACTGATCTACAAAATAACCGTGATCAATTTTAGTAGTTACTCGGACAGTTAATCTTCCTGGAGGAGCGGAATCAAATACTTGAATGCTATCAAGTCTTCTTGTATCAGAAAGAGGACCAACAATTCTATTTTCTTGAACAAGAGCATCAAATTCGCCGTCATCATCAATTTGTGGTTGAAACTTAACAAAAGCTCTTCCAACTTTAATGTAATACTCAGTAAGATCATCACTATCTGCATATGTCATGATGCAGATCTTGTGGTGAGAATACTCAGGAATAGCAAGATTTACTGTATTTCCTTTCTGAAAATAAACCTTACCAACTCCAGCATTTTCATCAAAAAGAGGAGAGTTAGCAGAAAGATCGCCATCTTTAATAGTAAACTGCCATAAGTAACAACCACCAGTTAGATTAAAGATGGATGTTCTTTGTTGTGTGCCATCGGCAGGATCAGGAACATAAAGTGGTCTGATGACAGTTCTACGAAGGTCATAGCCAATAAGTGAACAACCTCTGGGAACAATAGCACCGCCAGAAGCGGCGTTGAATTTGTAAAAAATGTTATCTGGATTACTTAAATCAAGAATAGAGGTATCATTCCACTGCTCTAACGCTTGATCATAATTAAATACAGGAACATCACCAATAATTTCAACATCAGCTAAGCTGTTTAGATTTCCATCAGTAATTACAATAGTGACAATAGATACTAACGTTTCAATAGTATTTTGTACATCTACACAAGTTAATTCATTACCTGATGTTAGATTTGGTTGAATTTGCCCGCCACTACCAGCAATTGAAGGTCCTTCAAGTAAAGTTAAATCTTTGTTATAAAGCTGATTGGTTACAGCTTTTTTCATCATTTCTTTCGCTGCATCAAATGCTATAATTGACTGGGACTCTTCACCAAACAAACCATTTAATATGGGTACACCATTTCTGTCAAAATATGTTCGGGCAGCCTGAACAGAATTACTATTTCCTCCAGTTTTGAGGTCGGCAACAACAGCATCAACAATATAACCAATATCACGCTGACAAATTGATTGTCCTGGTCCAGCTAAAATACCGCTGGTTTCTGAAGGAAGACCAGATACCGAATTAGCAGAAATAGCATCAGTTACAATTAAAGTAAGGCTAAAGATAGCAGATCTAACATTAGCACACGAGTTTACATTGACATTAGAACCAGTTGCCGAATCTGCGGTAATTGTTAAATCTTTATATGTTAATTGATTTACGACCGCTTGCTCCATCAAATCTCTGGCAGCATTAAATGCTTGCCTTGATTGATTTTGCTCACCTAATAAAGTGTTCGCAAGCCAAGCAGTTCCAGATGAATTAAAGTAATTTTGAATAAACTTACGAGTATACTTATTAGCTCCACCTAAGAAAATGTCAAGAGATACGGCATCTATAAAATAACCGATATCTCTCTTGCACTTTTCGTCACCATTAGGAACAACAAATCCTGGATTCAATTCAACCATTGTGTTGAAAGCATCATCAATGATTTCTTGACGATTTCGTTGAATTAATCTATAAGCATCACAAAATCTTGAAATATCTGTAGTAATTTGATCTCCAGGAACTACCCAATCAACTCCCCACGAAGCTTCGTTATACTCAATAGCAATTTCAGCAAATGCTCTATCAACAATTTCTTGACGGTTTCTTTCAATTAAAATCGCACCATCTTGATATCTTGGCTCTGGATTCGTAATACCAACAACACCTGGGCGGTTGTCAATATAGTGATTACCAGGCATCAGCATGATGCTAAACTGGTCAAATCTATCGTTATTTCTTCCTGGCAAGTAGGAATAACGAGCTACTTCAATAAAGGCTCTCTGGATTGTTTTAAATGGACGTAGAGGAGAATTACCCCGATTATCTAATTCGTCGGTGGCGTTAAAATCGTCGGGGGAAACGTATAGATATCTTCCAGTTTTACTTGAATACAGATTATCAAGTCTTGTAAGAGCCATAATTACTCAGACCTACGGATTGTTTTTTTCTTCTTAAGTGTATTTATACAATAAAACCCCCCTATAATGGGAGGTTTTATATTGCACTATGGAAGTGCATCTTCCTTCACACGGACTCCCTGAGTAGGGCACGATCCTACAACTTTCGTGTTAACAGCACGACACTCTACCAATTGAGTTATCAGGGAATAAAAATCAAAAATGTTCTTTTGATTTAAGTTTTACCCAATTTAATAAATTGAGATATTGAAATTTGTCGTCAGTTTCCTCCTTTTTTTGAATTAGGGTTTCTAATGCTTCAATGACCATTTCGTGATCTTTTTTGGAAAGTAAGCTCATTTTTTACCCTCAACTTTTTTGACGATTTTTTGTCGGGATTTTTTTTCCCGATTTCATGTATTTAGTTTTTAAATTTCAAATCACAGGATTTGAAATGCCCAAGAGAGGACTTGAACCTCCACTCTTTACAGAACAAGTGCCTAAAACTTGCGTGGCTACCAATTACACCACTTGGGCAGTGACCCCTCTGTTTGAGCATCGTTGAGAGGCTTGAGGGGTGTTGATAATTGGGCGAGGGTGTCCACCTACGTTAAGCGACTTAGCGACTTATGCTGAAGCAAGTTTCGCTTGTTCTACGATGTGGCCTACGGGACCCTTCGTTTAATACAACGTTCCTTGTTGTACCCAATTATTACCTCAGATCGGGAATTGAACCCAAACTCCAACTGCATTGTCTGCGTGTCCTGACCACTAGACTACCTGAGGTTGGGAGCGGGAGCTGGAGTCGAACCAGCAACCTGAGGCTTATGAGACCTCTGTGCAACCACTACACTTTCCCGCAATGATGGAAGGGGTAACCTGCATATTTAATCTCGATTTAAAATCAAGCGGCTGATTTCCCTTCCCAATTCCAATTTATTACTGAGCACTTCACTACAAAATTGGCAAAACTGTTGTGAAATACTTTTGGCGTCTTTCTAGGCTATCTGCCTAACGACTACCAAAGCCCTTAGTGAGAATCAAACTCGCAATTTCATTCTTATCAAGAATGCGTTCTATCACTAAACTATAAGGGCGATTAATTAAATTTAATTGTCGAGTTTACTCTTCTGCAATTTCTTCCATTTCCTTTATTTTTTGCTTTATATGTATCAGTTTGAGAATGGCAATTGGGACAAATAATTCTCAAATTATCTGGCGAGTTATTTGTATGTATTCCATCTATATGGTCAACCTCTAATGATAAAGATTTACCATTCCATTCGCTTATACCACAAATTTCGCAAATTTCACCTCTATCCTCAAAAAGAATAGATTTAATATATCTCCATCCTGGAGAATTACCATTGACATACCAATCTTGTCTTGTTGATTCTCGTTCAAAACATTTTTGACACGTAGAACTACAATATTTCATTGTATTTCTTCCTACCAATTCTTTAGTACAGAAAAGACAATTTCTTTTTGGTCTTAATCTTCTTCTAATATTGGAATAGGTAGCAGAACAAGAACTAGAGCAAAATTTATTAGCATTTCTTTTTTCATATGGAATAGGAGTTTCACAATTTTTACACAATTTTGGTGTCTTATTATAATTTAATTGATTTTTTAGAGAAAATTGTTTTCCCCATTCTTTCATTGACTCTTTGTGTGTATTAGAGGTTCCCATATGACTTGAACTACAAGTAATTTAGTTTTTATTATTTATAAAAGTTCAACTCTATAAATAAGCCCCCAGACAGAATCGAACTGTCGTATCCACTTTACAAGAATGGCGCATCACCACAATGCTTTGGGGGCAAGATGTTATGTCAGGAGGGCATTCTAACAAATTCAAACCTACCACATTTAGAACCCCAGAGTTGATGCTTATGTTTAGCACAAAATCCACGATCCATGACGTAATAGTGAGTTGGAGTCAATTGAATTTCATTTTGAAGATATGTTTCCCGACCATTCCATTCTACCATACATTCACAGCCTGTCAACCCCCCTTTGAAAGAATCACCAACTTGTTTCATAATTACATCACATCCAGTATTTAATTCTATATCGTTAAATGATAATGTGCCTAAATTTTTAAAATTTACAAATGTTGATCGGTCTTTTAATTTATAATTTAAAATTCGTATTTGATCTTCTTCTAATTTAGGTTGTAATACAAATTGACGATATGGTTTATTCAATTGATAATTATATGCCTGTTCTCCATAAATCAATCCATCACCCAAATTTACATGTGTCACTCTAATCATAGCATACTTTGAAGGATGTGACATCGCTTGAACTTTATTTTCAAAGCGCCCTTCAATTAATCTAAAAAATTCATTAATCATCTTTAGGTAGTAATTCAGGATTTTCTAAGTCAAGTTCAAACATAAGTGGGTGAACTGCTTCCATAATCAAATAATTTGACCAAGTATACATATCTTCATCATCAAAATCTCGGTTGCTAAGGGCCTCCATTTGTATTTCAGGATGATTTTGAATTATTTCGGGAAGTTCGTCAAAAGTATATGGCATACCTTGAATAAAATACATTCTCACTACTTCACCCATATAAAAACAATATGATTGTGAAAGTGTGTATTTCATAACATTTCCAACTATGATTTATTTAGTGGAAATGCCCGTGGTCAGATTTGAACTGACGCTTGCAAAATTTTAAGTTTTGTGCCTCTTCCGCTGGGCTACACGGGCTTGTGTATGAGACAATCATAGCAGGGATTGCTAAGATTGTCAAGTGGGTCATGTTGGATTTGAACCAACGACTAATCGGTTAAAAGCCGAATACTCTACCGCTGAGTTAATGACCCAAAGGTGCTCGTTCGCTATTTGCGAATAGCAAATGGTTCTGCAGGGAATCGGACCCCGTTCAGACACTTATAAGGTGTCGGCCTTAACCAATAGGCGACAGAACCAGAAATAGATACCAATCTATGGTATCATATTCGCCCAGTAGCTGTCAAGCGGTTCTTGAGCGCCTGTCTGCGGCGTCTGGCGTCTCTCATAGCTTGAGGTTTGAGAGACCGCTTCTGTTCTTTACTGCTGTGGTGGTAACGGTTAGGGACTAGCATGATTTTGACCTTAGAACCAAACTTTACTATAGCACAATCCTATTTATTTGTCAAGTGTCCATAGTAACCCATTTTTTTCATTAAAGCAACTGCTTCATCATATTTTTCTGGTTTTACTGCTATGTATAAATGTTTACCAATTTTATCTCTATTATTATCAGAAACACTACCTATCTGCAAATGGTTTGGATTTACACATAGTTTATTATCACATATATGACGAATAACTTTTCCTTCTGGAATAATTCCTTTGTGTAGTTCATAGGATATTCTATGTGCTTTTTTCTGTTTATAATTGTCTCTTATAACTCCATATCTTTTATTGACTACACCACATATAGTTCCAGTCCATTCCCAACACTCACACTTATTACTTTTTTTTACATTTTTCCAAAATCTCTCTTCTAAACTTCCTTGATAATTTCCACCAACATGATTATTATGTACACCTTTAGGCATTTTTTAGCAGCAGTTATATTTATTTATAAAAGTAACACTTCTGCTTTATAATAGCACCCACAGACCAATCAGCTTGTCAACCCCCTGTGCCACTCAAAGTTCTGGCTCAACTTTTTGACTGATTTTTTGCCGGCGAATTTTTTCCAATTTTTTTGTAACTGACTTAGCAATTTCAGTTTAAGAAAATTGATGCACCAGTTATAGTAACAACAGAACCTTTCATGTCAATGGGAGCAGCAGTAGACAAAGACCATCCACCCACTGCTTTGTTTTCAATCTTCTGCATCGCTCGTAAAGCATAAGCAACTGGAGCAGCCCCAGCAATAGTTTGAGAAAAAGTTTCTGTTGGTGGATCAATTCCAGACAACGGTTTACCCATGATCACACTTTTTTTATTACCGCCCACAAATTCATATGACTTTCCAATAATTCTCGTACCCAATCCACCTGTGAGTGACCCAAATAAAATATTTCCTTTTGCTGCTACATTATAGTCACCCAGAATACCAACATTATATTCTCCCCTAACAAGATAGTTTACTCCACCAAGAGTATTAACTGCAGTTACTGTGCCGGGAACTATTTGGTTAACACAAACTTCCCCAGCATTATCAGTATAATGCCCACCAGTAATTGTGTTATTAGAGAACGCAGCATTGATATTATAATCTCCAGTGAGAACATTAACTTTACCTCCACCTTGCCCAGCCTCTAAATTAATCGCCTCCCCTGCTCGTAAAGTAAGAACATTAACAGCATTTAAAGTAATGTTGTCTGCTTTGATTGAAACTTCACCTCCCTGAGATTCAATAGCAATATCTCCTTCAACAAACAAAGAATATGGAGGATATTCTTCTACTGTCTCACCACCTTCTCCATCTTTAACTCTTGTTTTTTGATCATCGTTACCAGTGATATGAATGCTAGTAGTTTTTGCTTTCTCCTGTTTATCTTCTGCTCTTATAATAACTTTACCCCCACACCCAGCTTGAGCTGGCTTGCCAGTAGAAAGAATAATATTACCAGCAGTATCAAGATGAAATATAGATGTGCCATTAGTTAAAATGTAACCAGACGTACCATCGTTATTTGTGTACGTTCCCATCGTCCAGCCATGTTTGGTCTGCATGACATTAAAATCAGCATTACAAAACTGACCGCCTTCTAATTCTCCAGAACCTTCTGGTCTGGGGGCACCTGTTTCTTGAAATTTTTGTTGGTTTGGCGAAGCCTTTGGTACGTTAGAATTACTCATTATGGACAATCAATATATTTACCAGTACCGATCTTCGTAGATCCTCTACGCTCAAGTTCTTGTATATCTAGGCAGAATAGATTTGGTAGTACTCGTGCTCCAGCACCTTCGCCCCCAATGATTAAAATTTCAGGCATTTTTTCATACACTTTAGTTCTATCAAGAACTTCTACACTTATAAGATAACCATTTTCAACAATTGCTTTAGCAATATTAGGAATGCCATCAATATATACAGTTGGAGAAGATGTATATCCAACACCAGGAGAAATTAACGTAAAAGAATCAATAACACATTGAGTATTAGAATTTTTGGGTGTATTAATTTTGTAATTTGTTCCTGTTCTGGTTACTCTAACTTCAGAAACAAATCCTTTGTCGTCCAACAAAGCGATAGCAGTAGCTCCATATCCTTTCCCAGTTATAATAACCTGGGGTGCTTTTTGAAAAGGATCTCCTGAATTGATGATAGGTATACTAATAATAACACCATTTTCATCAGTAATTGGAGTTCCTGCTATTGGTTTTTCAATCTTAGGTTCTGGTCTCGTACCATCACCACCACCAATAATAGTGTCTGGGGTGATAGTATCCGCAGTTTGTTCTGCTTCCAAAAGAACATCAACAAATGCTCCTGTTCCGTTAAGAATAAAAGAAAGAGTATAATTACTTTCCCAATTAAGATTATCATTAATACCAACAATAACTTGAGCCGTATTGTTTTGTACAATAAATGTTCCAATCAAACTATCATTAATAAAAAATTCTGGTACTATTCCAGAACCAGTTAATGTATAGTTATATTCAGTACCATCATCTACATTAGTTGTAGTGATAGTATACACGATATTCTCTCCTTCTTTGTAGCTTGGCTTATCTGATTCAACAACATATGTTCTTGGAGTTACGATGTCATCATTTATACCAGGAACTAATTCAAACTCAGAGTCAATAACAACAGTTGCAGAAGCAGTTGTTCCATCAATAGTTAATGTCAGTGTCTGAGGAACCGTTTCAATGATGTCATCCTCAGCAATACCAACATTAACTGTTTCTGTGTCACTTTCCATAGTAACAGATCCAGTTAACTCTCCGCCAACAATATCATCTGCAGTAATACTAGAACCTGATAATGTATAATTAAGAACAGTACCAATAGGAACGTTGAGTGTTTTGATAGTAAATACTACAGTATCTCCTTCATTTACTGTAGATTTATCAGCTTGAACAGAATAAAATGGTTCTGTGGTTGTTTCTGAATCGGGAAAAGAATCTGGTACAAATGTTGGTAGATCATCATCATTAAATGGATCATCATACTCTGGAGGAGTACCAATCTCAGCAAAAGTATCTGATGGAATGTCTGTACCACCAGGAAAAAATGAGGGTGGAGTATTTTCTCCACCAGGAGGTTCAGATGGAACATTTGGCGATGGTTCTAAAAATACGCCACCAATAAAAGTGATTTCGGTTGGTACAGGAGGCGGCACTTGTTTAGATTCATCACAAAGACCACCACCAAAATCCAATTCCCCATCTTCAATCGCTTTAATTAATCTATCAAGATCATCTTCTTTATTTTGACCACAATCAGTACATTTTTTTTGAATTGTTTCGCAGTTTGCTGACGGACCTGAGCAAGAAATGCCAAGAAGACTCAGGACACGATTAAGAAGACCACCAATTAAATTAAATGGCGAAGCTAATAGACCCAGCAATTCTTGTATTGGTCCTAGAATTGCTGATATAAGGCTATCAAATAATGAAAGTAGTTCATTTAATATGCCTTGAATAATTGTATCTATGGCACAAGTTGCTTGGTAAAAAAGATCAGATAAAAAACCAAAAATAAGATCAGTAATAAACTGAACAAGTCTATCAGTAAGATCTTCTATAGCACAACCAAGTTCTTTAAATATTTCATCAAAGATTTTTTTAATAACTTTTAATCTATTGCCTTTTGCTCTGACAGGTTTGAATGCTTTTTCTGGATCTTTTAAAGGTCCGGTGTTCCCGATAATTTCTCCGGCAGGATCTTCAAACAGTATTACTGATTTAATTAATTTGTCAATACCATCCTTAACATATTTTATAATCTCTCCTTTAATTCTAGCAATAAAACTGGTGATCAATCTTGTAACTCTACCAATATGATAGCGAGCAATCGCTACCCCATCATATAAAAATCCATTCACTTTACCTATGTAATAGTCTCCTAATTGTCCACCAGAGTTTTGATTTGCTGCCAGAAGATCACCAAGAATAGTAGTCAAACTATTCTTCAAATTCTTTTCCTGTCCACACTTAGGATTCGCAATAATGTTACAACTTTTACCTCCAATTGGATTGGTTTCACTATATTCAGCAAGAGCAGCAAGAATAATTGGAGGTGCTCCATCTACTTTTGTAGCTCCGTCTGCTGCTGTAGGACCGGCAGCGGATACATTTGCTTTTGTTTTTTTATCTACTCCACTCTGAGCACTTGTGGGATAATGTGCTTGAGGAATTACATTTTGTGATGTAAACGTAGTAAATGATTTGCATTTTCCTGTTGGATTTGGATCATCCTTTTTTAGAATAGTCGCATACTTTGTATGGCCGATAGAACCCATTATAATGGGCTTTTGTTTATCGCTATCTAAGTAGAACCCCAGCACCCAACAGCCTGGTTCTAAGCCCACAGAGGCACCTGTAGTCAAGCCATCTGTGTATGGTGTCGTCACCGGCATCATTACATTAGCCCACGGCAATTCATTTGTTGGTGTTGCATCGCAATCTTTAAGATGCTGACCTACAACACGAACACGATATCTACCAGAACTTTTTGGATCATCACTTTTCTTTGATTCAATCTGGCCAACCCACCAGTTGAAACCATCAGATCCTATTTGATTTACTGGAAATAATGATGATAATACCGGATCCATATCACACAGGATTTATTTATTATTTATTGTGTTTTAGATGAATAATCTTTCATCCCATAAGAATCCCTAATCAAAGTTAAAAATGTATAGCATCTTCTTTGTTTGGGATTAAACACATGATTGACTTCAGAAATTAAATATGTTCCACTGTGTTCTGGATCATACTTCTCAACAATTTTTTGTTCTCCGGTAACTTGATTTGGAATCATGATGTCAATGCTATCCCCAACCTTCATTGATGGAGTACCATTGATTTTAATTTGTACTTTCTGATTAGTTAATGAGTTCAATCTAGAAATAGATTGTGCCATGTAATATTTTTGGTAGTCAGGAAACTGAGTTGCTCCATCACCACCATCCTTTTTTTCAGGTGATGCTATATCTTCTCCGTCATACCAAGTTTCATGATCTAATATCATACTCATCACACGAGTAGGGTACTTAGCCAACTCTTTTTGACCGTAAGGTAATCCCTTTTGTGATCCCATGTGCTTCATACTATCATAAGATTTATCCAAAGAATAAACATACTCTTCGTAAGCACCAGTACTAAAGTTATAATAACAAATTACAGAAGAGAAAGCACCTGTTCTTAATTTTGTAAGAATGTCAATCTCATTTAGAAAATCAATTGACAGAATCTTTTTATTCGGAGGAGAGTTTACATCAATGGGTTCTTGAAAGTATGTGCCAGCAGAATTTTTTCCTTCACACAAAGTATCAATTGATTTGAAAACATATCCATCTTTATTTTCAAAGAAGAAGTATCCAGCACTTCCGGTTACACTACTATATTCAGAACTATCGGTTGGTTTTAAAGAAGATACACTTGAGTTTGTTGAAGTTGTTTTGTCGGTTCCTTTGCTTTCTGTTACCTTAGCAGTGCTAGAATTAGCAACAGATTTTGATTGTATACTATTAATAACAGCAAATGGACTTCTTTTACCAGCGTTAAAAATTATATTAAAT